ACTATGATCTCGAATATCCTAACGTCCTTATGTGTGCGATGCGAGGGAGAGCTGGTCAGATTGTTGGACAAGGTTTCTCAGGAAACAAAACACAACTAGGTGTGAAGATGAGCGTGACTGTCAAAAAGATTGGTTGCGCTAACCTCAAAGCAATCATTGAAGAAGACAAACTACTCTTCAATGACTTCCAGATTTTCCAAGAGCTTACCACATTTGTGCAGAAGAAACAAGCATGGGAAGCAGATGAAGGATACCATGATGACCTTGTGATGTGCATGGTTCTATTTGCATGGTTAGTCATGCAGGAATATTTCAAAGAGATGACAGATCAAGATGTCAGGAGAAGAATCTACGAAGAACAGAGAAATCAGATTGAGCAAGACATGGCTCCTTTTGGGTTTATTGATGATGGTATGGGTGACGATACTTTCGTTGATGCAGACGGCAATCTGTGGGAGTATGGAAACACCCAAGAAGAAGTCTCTTATATGTGGAACTACTAATGGATATTGGAGATCAGTTCAGTCTGGAACATCTTCTTTTCAAAGAAAGAGTTTGTAGATCTTGTGGAGAAAAGAAAGATTTGATCTCTGAGTTTTACTTGACTCGCAAAAGTAAAAAAGGTCATCCATCAGCATATGCATATGAGTGTAAAGAATGCACAGTCAAAAGGGTCATGGAATCTAGGAAAAAAAGAGATCCTTTTACTGACTGGGGATATCCAGATTGGTAGTTCATGCATAGTTCACCACCTTTGAAGCGTTGAAAAATCTAAATAGATTTAGATAATTTTTGGAGTATCCAAGGAGCATAACATGGCAAGTCAAGTCTCGCCTGGTGTTATTATTAGAGAACGTGATTTATCAAATGCTGTAGTTGTTGGCGCATCATCCATCACTGCTGCATTTGCTTCCAGTTTCAGAACTGGACCAGTAGGCACAATTACAAAAATCAATTCAGAAAGAGAACTCATCGATACCTTCGGTTCTCCAGCAGAAGAAAACGCAGCTGATTGGCTCGTTGCTGCTGAGTATCTAAACTATGGCGGAAGACTAGCAGTTGTTCGCGCCGAAACTGACGGTCTAGCAAATTCAAAATACGGATCAGGTACTGCACCTCTAATCAAGAGCAAAGCTGATTTTGAGGCAGGTGTCGGCAGTTCATTTACTTTTGCTGCTCGTTATGCTGGTGCTGCTGGCAACAACCTTAAGGTTGTTGTTGTTGATCACGGTCCAGATCAAATTTTGACATTTGACAAAGCACCAGATGCAACCCCAGTTGTTGGATCTACTCTAACTTTTGCAAGCGGAAAGACTGCAACTGTATATTCTTATGATGCATCTACAAAAAAAGTTTCAGTATTCGCTTCTCCTGCAATTGCAGCTGGCGATGAAATCACAGAAACACAAGATGCAGTCGCAACTTTCACCAGCGACGCTGCCACAGAAGCAGGTAGAACTCCTGATACTTACACCCCTGCTGCTGATGCTGGCGGTGCTGCTTTCCAAGTTGTAGTTGCTGATGCTGGCGTAGAGGCTGGCGGTGCTGCTACTGGAGTTGGTGGATCTGTAACTGTCACTCTTCTATCTGCTGGAGATGGATACATCATTGGTGACACCATTGTTCTTACTGGTGCTTCAACTGGTGGCGGATCGGACATCACAGTTACTGTTGCAACTATTGTTGATGATGAAACTGCAGTATCTGCGGCAGTTAATTGGTATAACAATACCGAGATCGGTTCAACTGGTCTCAAGCTTTCTGCAATTGCTCCACGTCCTGGCACTTCTGCATGGGCTGCTGAGCGTTATCTAAAGAACGATGAAGTTCACGTTGCTGTTGTTGACGAGAGCACAAATACAGTTGTTGAGAGACTAACATATCTTTCAAAACTTTCTGATGCAAGAACTGCAGAAGGTGCTTCAAATTACTGGAGAACTGCAATCAATGATTTCTCACAGAGAATTTACAGCGGTAAAGAGTTGGCATCAGCAGAGACTGGTATTGGTAGTGCAGATTGGGGAGATACTGCTTCTACATATTCTGCAACAGAAGCATCTCCAGTTACTTTGAGTTTCGTAACAACTAGAGAGTATGCTCTATCTGGTGGTGACGACGGTTATGAGTATAGCGTTGGCGAAATTAGTTCTGCATACAATCTCTTCTTGGACACAGAAGATACTGAGATTGATTTTGTTCTAGGTGGTGGATCAATCACTTGGACAACAGGAGAACAAGCTTACGGTGATGCTGAAGCAGCAACTCTTGGTAAGTATGCTGCTGCTGTTGCACTAGCAACTTCAAGAGCAGATTGCGTTGCATTCGTTTCTCCTTATGTTGGAAACCAAGTTGCAACTTCTGGAAACGCTGCTCTAACTACATCAGAGCAAAGAGAGAACACCATCGCATTCTTTGATGGTCTTCCTTCAACTTCATATGCAGTATTTGATAGTGGTATCAAGTACACTTATGATCGTTTTAATGATAAGTATCGCTATATTGCTTGCAATGGCGACGTTGCTGGTCTATGTGTAAGAACTTCTCTAGCACTAGATGACTGGTATTCACCTGCAGGTGTAAACAAAGGTGCTCTACGCAATGTAGTTAAACTTGCGTATAATCCTGGTAAAGCAGATAGAGACGATCTTTATACTTCAAGAGTTAACCCAATCGTTTCTCTTGCTGGTTCTGGTCCTGTTCTCTTCGGTGACAAGACTGCTCTTACATCACCTTCTGCTTTTGATAGAATCAATGTTCGTCGTCTCTTCCTTTATATCGAGAAGAGAGCAAGACAACTTTCAAGAGGTGTTCTTTTCGAGCAGAATGATTCTCTCACCCGTGGTGCTTTTGCTACTGCTATGAATGGTGCTCTTGCAAGAATCAAAGCAGATAGAGGTCTAACCGATTACTTCGTTGTTTGTGATGAGAGCAATAACACTCCTGCTGTTATTGATGCTAATGAGTTTGTTGCTGAGATCTATCTCCAACCAACTCGTTCCATCAACTATGTAACAGTTACTTTAACTGCTACAAGAACTGGAGTTTCGTTCTCTGAAATTATCGGTAGATAATTAGTAATATAGAAAAACAATTACGAGGTAACAAACAATGCCACTCACATCAAGTATCGATAATTTCTTAGGAAAGATTCAACAAGGCGTAAAGCCTAATATGTTTGAAGTGGAAATCGCATTTCCCAATAACTTTGCTATCAACAATCCAGATCTACAACTTACAAATCTTCTTTGTAAGTCTACCAATCTCCCAGGTTCAAACCTAGGTGTTATTGAAGTTCCCTTCAGAGGTAGAACTGTTAAGATTGCTGGAGACCGCACCTTTGATAACTGGAGCGGAACATTCTTCAATGATAAGGACTTTAAAGTCCGTGGTTTCTTTGAAGAGTGGTCGCAACTCATCAATACCCATGAAGAGAACACTGCTCCAAGATTTACACCACAGTCTGACACTGATGTTGGTTACATGGCAACCCTTAAGGTTCACCAACTAGAAAAGAATGCAACTGAGCCTGGTGGTTCAATCATTAGAACTTACGAGTTCAAGCACGCATTCCCAACTTCAGTTTCTTCAATTGATCTTGCTTATGACAGCAACGATCAGATCGAAGAGTTTACAGTTGAGTTCCAAATGTCCTACTGGACAACTTCAAACCCAACTCCTGGTAATGCTGCTGCAAACGCATAATTTCTAATCTAATAAATAGTTGGAAGCATACATTTGAATAGATAATCATGAGTCAGTTATTTGGCTTCCAAATCAATAGAAAGGAGGGACAGAAGGGACAATCCCCTGTCCCTCCTTCTGCTGATGAACCTATCGCAGTTGCTGCTGGTGGGTATTATGGAACATATGTAGAAACAGATAGTCAAGCTCGTAATGAGTTTGAAGTAATCCGTCGTTATCGTGATATGGCACTTCATCCAGAAGTAGATAGTGCAATTGACGAAGTTGTAAATGAATTTATTGTAAGTGATGCTTATGATTCTCCAGTAGAGATTAATTTAGATAATCTTGAAGTTGGTGCTGGAGTAAAGAAAAGAATTAGAGATGAGTTTGATTATATCAAACGACTCTTAAACTTTGACAATCGCGCACATGAGATTGTTAGAGCTTGGTATATTGATGGTAGATTATTTTATCATAAAGTTATTGATTTAGATAATCCAAAGAAAGGTATTACTGAACTTCGTTATATTGATCCCATGAAGATCAAAAAAGTTCGTCAAAAAATTGATAATACACCAAAAGATTCTTTATCTCGTGCGACAATTAAAGGCACTGCACTTGAATATGAATATGGAACTTTTATTGATTACTATCTATACAATCCAAAAGGATTTTACAAAAGTGGTGTTGTAGGACCAGTTGGTGATATGTCACTTTCACAAGGAATAAAGATGGCAAATGATTCCATCACTTTTGTTCCTTCAGGACTTCAAGATTTAAACAAGAGGATGACGCTTGGTTTTCTTCACAAGGCAATCAAGTCACTTAATCAACTTCGTATGATTGAGGACTCTCTTGTTATCTATAGATTGTCTCGTGCTCCAGAGCGTAGAATTTTCTATATTGATGTAGGCAATCTACCTAAGGTAAAAGCAGAACAATATCTCCGTGATGTGATGGCACGTTACAGAAACAAACTTGTGTATGATGCTTCAACAGGAGAGATTCGTGATGATAAAAAGCATATGTCAATGCTTGAGGACTTCTGGCTCCCTCGCCGTGAAGGTGGTAGAGGAACTGAAATCACTACACTGCCAGGCGGTCAGAATCTTGGTGAACTCAAGGACGTTGAGTATTTCAAAAAGAAACTTTACAACTCACTCAACCTACCACCTTCCCGCCTTACGGATGACAACAAAG